ATTTGGCGGCAACAAGAACAGCAGCAGGTGCGTGGAAAGTTTATATAAACGGAACGGCTGACACTGATTTAAGTGGGTCAGAGAGTGGAACGACATTAGATATAACAGATATACCCCTGTATTTGGGCGTAGATTTTTGGGCTACAGATAGATACTGGAATGGGTATATTGACGATTTTCGTGTTAGTGAATTGGACAGATATGCAAGCGGCAATTTCAGTCCACCGACAGCAGCATTCCCAGATAAAGGACAGTAACAATGAAGATAGCAAAACTAGATGGCTCAACAATATCCGAGATAGCAGACCACAAATCTCTGTTTCCCAACACTTCATTCCCTAAATCTGGACCTGATGCTGATTGGCTGGCGGCTAATAGCTGTGCCGAGGTGGTGGTGTTCCTAGCTTATGACAGTGCTACGCAAAAGAACGAGGCAGTCACGCCTTATTTATCAGACGGTAAAGTATATACACGGCGTGTCACAGACATGACCTCTGAGGAACGTGCGGCGGTGGTGACAGCGGCTAACGCAGCGACAGCACAGCGCAACAGGGCAGAGCGTGACAAGCGTTTAGCTGCATGTGATTGGGTGGTGACTAAGGCGCTTGAGAGCGGCGGGGCTGTGCCTAGTGCTTGGGTTACTTATCGTACCGCCCTGCGCGACATCACCATCCACTCTAACTGGCCCAATTTGGCAAACCCTGACATAGATGGCAGCGGCGGCGATTGGCCTGTGGAGCCTAGCTAATGGATAAAAGAACTGTAGCTTCAGCGCATGAGCGCATCGATGGAATAGACAACAGGCTGGTGGCCTTAGAGGTTCGCCTTGAAGAACGGTGGCTAGAGCAACTGCACCGTATGCGTAGGCTAGAGCATATCATTCTAGGGTCAGCCGCCGCCACAATCGCCCTGCTTCTCAGCCTGATAATGGAGTAACGAGATGGTAACTATCGTGGACCTTAACCCTCATCTGCGTACAATTAACAAACGTGACGTTGATGTTGAACAGCTTAAACCTGAGAAGCGGAAACGCGGACGGCCCAAGAAGACAGACAAGAAGTAAATGATATGGTCGCTGAAATACTAGCCGGGATAGCACTTGTTAAAGCGAGTGCGGCGGCAATCAAGGAAGGCGTTTCAGCGGCCAAGTCTATGGGCGAACTGGCGGGCGACATCGATGCCCTGTTCGAAGGCAACAAGCAGTGTCAAAAGGCGCGGGCGAAAAAGTCCGGCATGTCTCTCAAGGACCAGCTTGGTGCAGGGTCAGCTGCTCAAGAAGTGATTGATGCCCGGCTGGCCAAAGAGGCATTGTGGGACGCCCGCATGGCTATCAGCATGAGATTTGGGCCAAAAGCCTGGGACGATATTGTAGTTTTACAGGCCGAGAGAGACAAGGAAGCCAAGCGTTTGGCGGCGATTGAAAGACAACAACGGCTTGAAAAGCGTGAGCGGATACAGGGCATCTTCATTCTCATTGCTTCATTGGTCATAGGCATAACCATCATTGGGATTGTTCTTGCGGTCATTTGGGCAAGCCAGCAAGTGCCACCGCCAGCGGAGGGGGTGCGATGATACCGGCATTGGTTCTCGCTGTGACCTTGGCCGGGGTGGCAAACCCTACACATGTGCCGTGCAGTTTATGGAAAAGATACACCGACCATTCCGGCCAGCGCGTGTGCGTCTATCGCTTTACGGCGGGGTTCGGAGGTCTTGGTTACCACTTCCCAACCTTGTCCTTTAGCGAGTGCCCCAAGGTGTTCTCATGCGTCTACGAAAAGAAGGACAAGCGCCCCACCCTGTCCGAGATTTTAGATTCACTGAAGAGGAACTGACCTGATGACACTAGAAGAAAAGCACCACCTTAACTACGAAATATACCAGCGCAACCGGCGGCACATGTGCTGGGGTGCAATGGTAATGATGCTGATATGCACCGCTGCCACGGTCTATGACCCGGCGCGTATGGAAGCTGCCGAGAGTATCTTGATGGCGCAGTACCTGGCGCTCTCCGCACTGGTCGGAGCCTACTTCGCTGTCGGGCACAAAGAAGCATGAGCATTGTAAGCGCACTCATTGCCCCGCTTACCGGCGTTCTAGACAAGGTTGTTCCTGACGCCACCGAGCGGGCAAGGTTGGCCCATGAGATAGCCACCATGTCAGACCAACACGCGCAACAAGCACTGTTGGCCCAGCTAGAAATTAACAAGGCCGAGGCGGCGTCAGGCAGCACGTTCAAAGGTGGTTGGAGACCGGCAGTAGGCTGGGTCTGCGCGGCGTCCTTTGCGTACAACTTCCTAGTGTACCCTATAGCGGGTGCATTGTACGGCATCTATGGCTTTTACGAGTGGGCCGAGGTTGCCCCGGTCCTAGACATGGGGCCGATGATGACCGTTCTAGGCGGCATGCTTGGGATTGGTGGGTTGCGTACCTACGAGAAGCAGAAGGGCCTGACCAAGTGACAAGCGACAAGGTCATAACACTGCCCAAGCGGTCGGACCTAGATGAGCAGTTCATTATTTTGGAAGCCCAACGGCGTCAAGTTGAGCGCCAGAAAAAGCTAATTGAGGAGATGTACAAATGAAAGAAAGCTGGGAACAAATATTCGAAAGCGTCATTAAATCTGAGGGCGGGTTTGTAGACCATCCGAGTGACCCTGGCGGCATGACAAATTTAGGGGTGACTAGAGCCGTGTATTCTCGTTGGTTGGGCCGCGAAGCAACTGAACAGGAAATGCGAGACCTGACAAAAGAAGACGTCAGCCCAATTTACAAGCAATGGTATTTTGACGCCATCAACGGTGACGATTTACCAGCGGGTATAGATTACTCGGTTTGCGATATAGCGATTAACAGTGGGCCAAGCCGAGCGGCCAAGATGCTTCAGAAATGCGTTGGCGCAAAACCAGATGGTGCGATTGGGCCAATGACGTTGCAAGCGGTTAGCAACAGCGACAGTTCTGAAGTGGTTAAGCGTTTGGCAGATGTGAGGCAATCGTTTTACGAAAGTCTCAAGACGTTCAAGACGTTTGGTAAAGGTTGGACCCGCCGCAATAATGAGGTGCGCGAACACTCGCTGCAAATGATAAATGAGTAGGCCAGAACGTACTGGAAATGGCCCGCGAAGAGCCGCCTTCTTGCAGCGCATGGGCAAAATGCGCGGTCCAGAACGGCGCAACGGTAAGCCTACACCGCTACTCAAAAGTCTGATGGACTGGGGTGCCAACTCTAAGCGCGAGGCAGTGGCCAAAGGCAAACGAATAAGTGAACGCAACCAAAGGAAAGGATAACAAATGGCTAAACCACCTGGTTTGTATAGAAACATTGATAGAAAGAAAAAGCGTATCGCCGCCGGTAGTGGTGAGAAGATGCGAAAACCTGGCACCAAGGGTGCGCCAACGGCCAAGGCGTTTAAGCAAAGCGCCAAGACCGCAAAGAAAAGGTAGTGCACCTCTTCGTCCTGTTTGTATTTATTGGGCTGGGCGAAGGGCGTGAGCTTGTGTCAAATACTATGGCATTTCAAGACATATACACATGCAATGAAATGGCCCGGCAAGTGGTAAAGCGTTACGGTTTTGCGAACTCGCCGGACGATTTCGTTGTGGCATACTGTTTGCCAAAAAAATTTTAGAGGAACTTGATGGCCCGCGACTTACCCGGCAGTCGTTCTATCCAACCCCGTTCCTCAAGGCATCCGATTGTTCTCGCGATTTGACCAGGGTGCCGCATGACAGTAGCCTTCTCACCAGCCACATAACCCGCACCCATTTCGCGCCAGGTCGGTGCAACACCATGCACTTTGACGAACCGTTTTAGGAAGTCGTAGAACTCCCGCTGTTCAACCGTCAAGGTTACTTTACCATCAGTCATCAGCGGCCTCTTTTTCTTCAGCGCCTAGACCGGCATTGTATTGCAACCGCTTGTCATGCAGTTCTTTGGCAAGGTCTTCATCAAGCATAGCAAACGTGTCAGCATTGGCCTCTTCAAGCGCCTTCATCTTGGTGCGGCGTTCAGCTTCCGGCAGTGACCGCGCCCGGCGAACCTTCAACAGCAAATCATTGTAGGCATCGGCAAAGTCCATTTGAACAGTGAACGATTGCGGAGGCTTGCCGGGGATACGAAGGGCGAACCCCTCAACTGGCTCTGGTGGAGCTTGTGGAACTTCCACGGCCTCTTGTGGCGGCTCAATTGCAGCCATTGCTCTCTCGGCTATGGTCGGCCCTGACGGCGCTGGTTGGGGCTGTACGGGCTTCATTGGCGCGGGCATGTCCTGCGCTTCCTCGACACTAATTAACCCCTTTATCACATCGGGGAAGCCGTCACGAATAGCCAACGACCTGGCCCGCATCTGGAGCATCCGTTGAGGGTACTGCTTCCAAGGCCCTTGCTTGCCCCACAGCCCTGCCCGCTTGGCGTCATCGACCGAGAACTTGCGCTCAATCTCTTCGACCTCACCGGCATTGTGCGACCGAGTGATAAGGCAAACGGCTGTATCCCCGTCTAAGTATTCTTTGACGCCACGGCAGCGGTGGTCTGCCCTGACCATAGCCAGCAAGGCATCACCGTATATGCTAGGCTTGCCATTGATGACGGCAATGTTCTGCAAGGCTTGCATCGGGGCCAGACCTAGCTCCATGCCCCATTGGACTGCGACCAACACATTCGCGGGCTTGCCCTGATACTCGCGAGGCACCATGATTGATTTGCTTAGAACGTCAGAGAACTGCATGGCCTCGGACAAAGTAGTCGGCACCAGACTATTGCGGGTGGTTACTGCGTTACTCATTATTCAATTCCTTCACAGAAAATTTTAGGGTCTCGGTGACCTCATCGGTCTCAACCATTTTGCGTTTGGGCTTGCTGATATACTCCGAGTGAATGCGGTAGCCGTCAGCATCAACGTGCGTGATGTTTGACAGATACATGACATCAACCAGCGCGTTCTTGTATTCGTCGCGCTCTTTCTCCAACTCGCGCAGCTTGGCACGGGCGAGGGCCACCTCGGCGCTTGCCTCAACATAGCCTTGGGCCGCACCTGAGATGTCGGCGTTGGTTTCCCAGCCATCAGGGTAGGATACAGCAACAATGTCAGCGTCAGGGTCAGGGTCCGGCGGGTAGTGACTGTCAGTATCAACCAGGTTCCAGAACTCATCGTAGGCCTCAAGCATAATACCAATGAGATTGGCCGACCGCTCAACCGGGTACAAATGCAAATTAAAGTTCTGGTCAAAGCAACCAATCATTCCCCAGTTGATGTCACTACAGTGCATTTGATGAAGCACTTGAAATATCCACTCAGGTTTTGGCTTGTCGTGATGGTATCGGTCAGTCTTAATCTCGACTACGCCGGTGCCGCTCATCACAACATCCTCACCCTCAAGGTTTTTCAGTGTGAGCGGGTCAGACAGCTTGACGATTCGGTCAATAGAACTTGCCGCCCTTGCCTTCTGGTAAGGTTCAGTCGGCTCCCACATTTGGCACGGTTCCAAGCACAGTTGGTTAATCCACCACTCAACCATGTCAGCGACCGCTGGCTCTAAGAAGATGCCGCGAATAAGTGCCCAACTTTTAAAGTCAGGTTCAATAGTCTCGACCCCAGCCTTGGCCAGTTTGTGCTTTTCCAAGATGTCATGCCGGTTCTGGAATGCGGTTTTGCCTAGAACGATTGCCCCCGCCTCGGAGGAACCAATCTCAAATCCTGTACGTGTTAACTTTGGCATCAGAACGGCCCCCCGTTGGCGGCGGTGCATACGTCAGACATGGCGCAGCCAATCCAAGACGATGCCATCAGGCACACGCAGAACAGCGTGAAGCTGACACCGTCTAATATTAGGGATAAGTTGGAACTTGCTCGACTAACCTCTTGACCCTGCACGACAGGGTCAGTTGGAACTTGTGAAGATAAACTACTGTTATCATTACACTCAGGCAGTCTCGTACGGGCTGCCACGTTACAATTACTCATTAGATAGTCCTTTGTTAGTAGGTTGTTTTTTGTCGCAACATGCGATTAGTTGGAACTTTTTTAATTAGAGTTGGAACTTCCAACCCCTGTCTGCTCACTATTTGATATTGATAACGCCCTCCTTTTGTCAAACATTTTAATGTACCGACTCGCCTCAACCAGCGTTGAGTGACCCAACCAAGACATAATGGCTGTGGCTGACCCGTTGTTGGCCGCAATCTCCATGTCTCTGCTTTTTCTCAGGCCGTGCGCTGTCTTGCCTTCAACCCCCGCCGCCGATGCCTGTCGGCTAAACCAGCTTGATGCGCCTTTGACTGCACGGCTCTTTGCGTTGCCGCTGTTGGCGAAACCGCCGGTGACAATGTAAGTCATGTGCTTGTCAGCTTGCGCCTCAATTGCTTTGTGCAATAGGTCTAGGTCGCGCTGAAACGACTGTGCAAAGTGTGGCAGTTCACGGGAAAACGGTATCTCAACTAACGTGCCTGTTTTTGACCGGCGGTATGACAGCCAGCCACCGGGGCGTATGCAGCCTGGTCCAAGCCTGACAGCGTCCACCATTGACGCGCCGGTGTAGTACAACAACTCAAACGCCATGCGCGGATGCGTGTTCAGCGCATGATGATTGCGGAACATCTCAATGTCATCGTGGTTCCACGGTATATGCCCATCAGACTTTACAACAGGCGCACGGACCATGTCCTTGCTGGGGTCTACCTTTAACGCATCAATGTGCATGAGATACTTACAGAACCCGCGCCACATTTTAAGCTGAGTGTGTTGTGCGTGGCCGTGATAGTTCTTGAGGTCAGCGCGGATAACATCCGGCGTCAATGCCTTCTCACTGCCAGCGGTCTCCCTAATACGTTCTAGGGCACGGCGTCTAACGCCTTGGGTCAGCGGTGCCATAGTTGTAAAGTGCGAACTGGCAATATACTTGCTGACGGCACTGGCCAAACTGCCCTTAATGATTGGCCGTACAGGCTCGACGCCCGCCGCCTCAGTATATGCTTTAAGGAACTCAACAGACCCCATTGGTGCATCAGGCATCGGGATGCCCTTTGACCCTACAGGCCTGTAATACCACCGAGGATTACCTGACTTGTACTCGCCGGACCTGTTCAGATGTTTAAGGTGTACTCGCTTTTGCATTGCACTGAACCCCGCTGGTCCTGTTCCAATTCGAGCAAAGCGTATTCTAGTTCACTTCTCAGCCATATCTTAACGCCCGCCGCGATTCTTGGCGAAGGCATGAGGCCATCAATTACTAGCTTGTCAAAGTGGGCGGCAGAGATGCCAACGTGGGTTGCTGCTTGCGCTCTTCGCATACCCTCTGGAATTATAAATTGATTATCTAAAGGCATTGTGTATTTGCTCCTTTATCCTCGGCGGTGACACTGACTCAATTGCATTCCTATTCTGTGTACGCCGTGCTTCACTTGGCGTAATGTGCATCGCTTGTTGAATTGATGGCATGACGATGTTGGCGTTTGTCCACGGGTATTGCCCGCTTGGGATTGACAACCAACGCCTTATGTTTTGCGGTGAACCATTCGGCTGATTAGCTACTGGTCTCATTGCGTAAGTTCCTTTTGATATTTTGCCGCCATATTAAAAAATATGATTGCCAATTCTGTCAACAATTACTTATTGGAACTTATGACCCCAGCTTTTATGAGGCGTTTGACATAGTTGCGGGTGCTGCTTGCGTGCCATATTGGGTTCTCTAGCATGTCAGGGTCAGCCGCCTTACGTGGCGTATCGATACCTATCTTGTTAAGTTCACTGGCCATTTCGCGGTAGGACATGCCCTGCTTTACGAATGCTTTGAACAAGTTCTCAAGCTGCGTGGCATAGACCAGCGCCTTGCGGGCATTTGCGGCATTCCCCGCCAAAGATGCCTCTGTTGTATCTCTCGAACCCAGCTTAGAGATTGTGCGACCAGCCTTGGTAACATAGCTGCCCGTCTCGGCAATCTCAGCTTGGATACGGGCCAATGACATCTTGGTCCTCGCCTTAATGTCAGTGCGTTCCATGTCAGCGACAGCGGCCAGCAAGCCGACAGTCTTGTGGTCTAGCAATGGATTATCAACAGCAACGAACTGCACCTTGCCGGTGCTGACTTGCTGGTCAAGGAAGCGTAAGCCTTCCCATGTCTTACGTGACAAGCGGCTTACAGAGTACACTACCATAGTCGCGCCGTGCTTGCGGGCGTAGTTAATGCAGTCTTGCAAACCTTCGCGGTGATGCCACGGCGTACCGGCAGAGCATTCGTCCTCAAACCATTCAACGGTAAAGTCACCGCCATTGAGGTATGCCTTGATTGCGGCCCGCTGGTTCTCATTGTCCTGCTTGTCAGTAGACACACGCACGTAAGCGGCGAACTTGCCAGTGTGCATTGCACCGTGGTCGCTGCGTGTCTGGATAAGGCCGGTCATTGCGTAACTTTATCATTGATTAACGCTTTGCCTTTGTCGGTGACATATGCGTAGCCGTCAGCCTCGTGTATGCCGCGAGAGATTAAACCCGCATCAATAAGTTTTTCCATTTTTGCGCAATATGTGCTGTAGCTTTTGGAGAAGTTGACCAAAGAGCGACCCAATGTGTTAACGTGGATTGGTTTCTTGACGCCGTGTTCTGCTTCTGATGCAACGGCACCCTCTAAAATTTCACGCTGTATTTTTGTAAGCTTCATCTGTCTCTCCCGAAATTAATTTGAGCACTCACGTTTTGCTCACCTAGACAGACATATAGCAACGCGCTACACATTGTACAAGTATTAATTGTTACGATAGTTGAGGATGTACAAAT